AGGGAGGAACCCCCATTTCTTGCCGATCCTAGACCTGATGAAAGCATCAGTCCAAGGAACACTTCCGGCGACCGCCTTTGCAGCGTGCTGCATCCCGGAATAATCGGCAAGAAATCCGCCTCTCCGCAAGTTGCGAATCTCACGCCACTTGCCCCCTCGCCCTTTCAGAAATCCGGTCGAGTTGATCTCAGCTACGACTTCTGATCGAATAGTCTTCAGATCATTTAACAAGTACCCGCTGGGGTAATCTGAAGCTTCGAGATAACGGTTGGACGACACAAGGGTGTCGTCGCCGTTAACAAGGACATTGCCTTCTTCTCCGCGCAGCGCCCAACGCGCTGCCAGATAAGAGTGAAGACAAAGGAGGGGAAAGGAGAGGTAGGTCCCCATCATCTGCCCATGCGATACTTCCTTCTCCTCTCCGGCGCAATCAACAAGTGGCCGGAGCGACTGGTAAGCTCGTAAGCGAACCGGTCCTGGAATTTTCTGACTCTTTCGAAGCAAAGAGCCAAGTATCGCCTCTGTCACATCCAAGGACAGGTTGTCTGTGGCGGCTACCAGATCTACCGAGGTCTGGTAACGGTAAACACAGGCAGATGATATTTTCGCCTCCGTAGGTGGTCCGACAAGGCGCCAACTCTGTCGCATCAGATGCGATTCGATGACTTTGTGTAACGGTGCTAGAATCTCTGTAGTCTCGTCGTAAATTACGAGAGGCCTGCACTTTCCAGCACTCATCACTTCCTTGTACCGGGCCCTGACTGGCTGATCGATCGGAACTGATCGGCCATTCAGACACTGCCTACGGAAATCTTTTCCCTTTCCAGCAAACCATAAATCCGCGCGCTTGGCGACCATACGGGCTGTAGGGTTGGGTACATGAGACCAAACAAAATTCTCATAATTCCGATCCCAACCATAAGGAAAGATTTGAGATACCTTCTCGCGTACGAAACGCAGGTACTCAGGCGAAGAGGAGGGGGGTAAGGAGAACGCGTTCTGCTCCCAAGCAGGACGCGCGGAGGGCGTATGCTGACTGCAACCTCGAGGGAGGTTGCGTTTAATTGACGCGACGGAATGGGCAAATTCCCATCGCTCGTGTTTCAGCAAACGCGACAAGGTAAGAAGGCCGTCACAATCTCGCTGGCGAGATTGTCTGCGTGGAAACGCAACGGAAGCCCTCTTCCTACCTTGTAGGAGAAGATAAGAGAGATACTTGTTAAGATCCTTAGCTTGAAGATCCGGCAGTTCGCATACAGGAATCCTGTAACGAATCCGAATGAGCTTCAAGCCATTAGAAATAGTCTCTCTTGTGTCGCAAGCGCTGCGAAAGCAGCCGCGACACGATTGAGCCTCGGAACCAGTTGTGGGTTTAACCGAGGCGGCGGTGCACGTTGTACGTATACGTGTGCCAGACCTTGACATGGTAATGCTTGAGAGCAGCCAGGTGTCAGGGGGATCCTT